CTTGGATTTGTAACACTGGGCAAACTTATCGGTTTAAGTAAATAGTTGAATGTCTTGTCAATTTTAACGCCTTAGATTTGTAACACTTCAAAAAAATTAATAAATCTTGCTTTGCAACTCATTAGATCAGCCGTTTTTAAAATCCTGCGGCTTGCTATAATCAAAACTTATAATTTGTACATTCTCTGAGTCATAGCCTGCCCTATAAACCCTTTTTTGTTTACATAATAGTTATTAAATTTAGAACAAAAGCCGTGACGGAGGATACCCCGCACGGCGCGGCTTTTGTGGATTTAAATTAAAAATATATCTGTAAAATTCGATAATCATTTATTTCTTGAAAAATAATTAATAAAAAAATAAATAAAAAAGCTAGCAATATCACTAAGTTAAGTTTGGTTACTGTTTTTATGGAAAAAAAGATGTTGACAATAATAAATTTTGGTTTATGGTGCAGGTAAATTTAGCAAAATGATTCACAACGTCATGCGGCCACGAAATATGCTAAGTTTAAAGGATTTATCTGATGGTAAATTTTGGTTGCGGTCAAATTAACGAGTTTTACCCTCTCGAAAAAAAACAATCTATTATTCCTTTTTTACCTGCCGGAAAGTCTGAAATTTATGAAGAGGATTTATCCGGTGTTTTTTCTTCTTTCAATCCTAATGTAAAAGTTTATTCTGATATTGATATTAAAGATTTTGAACTACATGCTCGTGAGAGAACGAGCAGAGATGTAGCTAAGGTATTGTTATCAGAAAGGATATCCGGGAAATCTTTTGCGGATTTGGAAAAAGGGGTTCCTTATCTTGACTATTATGCACTGACCCAGGGGGATTCTGAAATAGACGATTTAGATTATAAAATCAATTTGTCTAGTCAATGCGAAAAGTCGGTAGTTTGGTTTATCGGCGATGAAAGTGGAGACGAATATGTTAAAAAAATTGATTGCAGGAAGCAATGGTGTAATCATTGCGGTGGAAAAGGTGGTGCAATTCATAAATCGCGCATGCATTCGATTCTCCGTCGCTTTGATATTAATAAATATAATTTACGGCAACTGGTTTTCACAGTTCCTGAATCATTTAGGGAATTACTTCTTGGTCGTGAGAATCTAAATTTGTTTATTTTCTATGCAAAACAAACAGTTGAAAAGTTTTTCGGTGTCCCTATATATGATAAAAGAGGACATGTAAGAGGGTATAAATTAGAAAAAGGAGTTATTTTTTATTTACATATTTTTGGTGATGAGCTGGGAATTTTCAAACCTCATGTAAATGTTCATATTCTTGAAGATAAAAGCGAAAAATTAAAGATAGAAGGTTCTGTTTTAGATGAAATAAAAAAATATTATCTAAAAAAGTTAAGGAAGTTTGATACATCTTGTGAAGATGTTGATGTTCATTATAGTTTCCGGATTGGAGCAAAGCGTGTTATGCATGCTTTAAAATATATGTGTAGGCCTTGGAGTGCAGAGGATTTTAGTAATATCAAAAACGAAGATTTAAAAAGGTTGTTAGTTTTGGAATTGAGCGGGTTCCAGTATTTACGGTTTACAGGTGCTCTTGCAAATTGCAATTATAAAGATGAAATGGATTTGTCTGAAATTAAACAAGAATGTCAAAGTAAAGTGGAAGAAAAATTAATTCCGGTGTGTATCTCTCCGTTTGATGAAAATGAATGGAAGGATAGATTAATTTATATAGATAAAGGATTTTTTCGAATAAAAAAAAAGGGGCTGAATAATGAGCCAGAAAAATGCAAAGAAATTACGACGTCTGAGTAAAGATGATTTAGTGTATTTAGATTATTGTGATAACTGTGGCGATTTTATTGAGATCAACAAAAATGATGATTTCGCTTTATTTTCCGCATTACAGAATAATTCATTAGTTGTGATGTTCGGAAGTGATTTTGAAAATTTAATTAAAAAGGAGGTTTAAAATGCTTGGTCAAATTTATGTAGAGAAAAAAAATGTAAAAGTAGAATGGATCGGATTAACGAAAGCCGATAAAAATGGAAAGCAGAAAAATTCAGTTCAGTTTTCTACCCGGTCGCCTGAAGGACAGGCAATAACTTTTTATGCAGCTCAGGACAGAAATTTTGAGCCTGTAATTAAAGAGGGTGATATTTTAAACATAGAGATGAAGGTTCGTGCTTACAAAGATGGTTTGTATTGTGATCTTGTGAAGCATGAAATTATCAACAATGGCAACGGTTCTAAGGTAAAAGTCTAATGTCTGTTGAGGCTATGCAAGAAATATTCGAAGCTGGATTTCAGTTAGTTGTATCCTGTTATTTATGCGGGTTCGGCATCGGAATTGTTTGCAAAGTAATTTGGCAAGCATTAGAAAAATAATAAACGGTCAATAAGAGTAAAAACAAAAATTTATGAAAGGAGATCAAAAAAATGAAGAAACTTTATATTTCTTTAATGGCTGTAATTGGTTGTTTGATGAGTGTTCCTGCATTCGCGGCTTTCACACTTCCGGGACACTGCCCACGGCTGATCTTGAAACCGCTGGAACTGCTGTAGCGGCTTTGATCGCTGTTGCTGTTGTGATCGGCGTAGTTTTTCGTCTGATCAAAAAGGCCTAATCAAAGGCCTAATCAATCGAGCTAGTGACGGGCTTTAACTCATGCCCGTCATTATTTTAATCATTGAAAGTTATGAAAAAATTTATATTTACAATTTCAATTTTATTAATTCCAGTTTTTGCTTTTGCTACGGACTGTGATATGGGCGGTATGACATTGGATCAATATTCATATTACATTGCATTGCTCGGTTTATTCTGCGGTATCGCATTCATTTTAGGATTGAAACAATGAAGAAATATTTATTTGCAATAATAATTTTATTAATTCCGTGTTATTCTTTTGCTGTCATTCCTCAAGTTTCTGATTTATATCCTCAAAATAAAGTTTTCGGGGTTGTTGATAAAGTTTGGACGGTACCCGCAAAGGTGGTTGCTAAGAGTGGATCAGGAAAAATTTTTAAGACTATTGCTTTGTCGCTTGGTAAATTGAGTACAGGTGGTATACTTACATCGTTAGCTATTGCTGGTGCAAGTTATATTGCTGATGATTTTATATATGAGTTATTAAAGGAAAGTCCGCCTATGTATTATGCACCTGACGGAGTTTTGAAACATGATTTACCGACAACTATACCTCCTCGTCAAGACCAATATATAATGAATTTATTAGCACAGATGTATGCTGATACTTGGCCAGATCACGTCATACAAATGGAAGGTGCTAGTTATGAAAGGGCTGGCGAAGTAAAGCCTGCGGAATATGTTGCAATGAAATTTGGTGCAAATCATATAGTGCTTGATGGGTGCATATATGATTCTTGGTGTTGGGTTTGGCATGAGGGTAATAATCCTGGAGTTTGGCATTTGTGGGCGCATTATAATTCAAATTCCACTTATTCTGGGGTTGTGCCTGTTGCTGTTACATATCCTGAGTTAAAGGCTTTAGTTGTTGAGGATATCGATGATGCGACTGATGAGTCTGCGCCAATCATAGACATTGTGAATAAAGGACTTGATAAAGCGGCTGAGGTGATAAATGATGGTGTAGGGATTAGTTCTCCGGCCGGAACGTTGCCTCGGACGATAGCTGACGAGTTAGCTTCGGCAATCCCGGAATCTGTGGCAACTGAGCTTGAGGATTCTCTTGCAAATGCTGATGTTGTTGCTAATTCAGTTGCTAATGATGTAGCTGCACAAGATAGTGCTAAAAGTATAACGCGGTCAATTATTGACGCGTTCAACAATTTTTTTGGTGCTGATGTGCCTCCTCCGGTGGATCCGACGGCGGTTGTACCTGAAAAAAGGAGTTTAACAGGAATTCTACAAAGTTTTTACAATGCTATACAAAATATGCCGTTGCTGGAATCGTTAAATGGTGTTGCCGTTACTGCTTCGGGTAGTTCTGTTTTGTGTGTAAATTTACCGGCAAATTTAGGTGGTACAAAATGTTGGGACGCTGCCGGAAATCAGTCTGATTTTAATATGGTGGGTTCGGCTTTGTTGGCCGTTGTGTCAATAGTATCTGTTGTATCTATTTTTAGAGGGTAGTAATGTTTGCTTGGTTTGGTCGTGTACTTGGTGGCATTTTCGGATTAAAGACATTTTTAAATGTCGTTTTTATGGCAGTGTTGGGAATAATATTTTATAATTTGGCATGTGATATAATTGAAGAAGTTTTAAATTTTACATTGAGTAATATAAGTGGGTCTCCACAGGGGACAATAACAAGTCCCAGTTTTTCAGGGTTTGCTGGCTGGGTAATATCTAATTTAAAAATACCGGAGTGTGTATCTGTTGTTGTATCATGTGTGTCTATACGATTCATACTAACTAAAATACCATTTTTGCATTGGTGATAATTATGAGGAAAAAAAATGAAAAGAATTTATTTGTTATTAGCAATTGTGCTAATTGGCTGCTTGCCACAAAATCAAATTAAAGAAAGTGAGAAATTTTCTCATGAAATCAAAAAAATTATTGAACAAAAGAAAACTGAAAAATCGAAAGTCAAAGAAATTGAAAGTCCAATTAGTGCAAACAAACTTATTTCATCTTCTGTAATTAAAATTAAAAACGTTGCTCTAGAGGATTTTCTTCGTGTTGTATTTTCCGAGTGCTTAAAGCTGCCTTATGTTCTTGATCGTTCCATTGAAAAATTAAATAAAAAAATAGACATTGAAATATTTAGATCGAACAAGAAAAATAATTTGTTTTCTGTAGTCGTTGCTTTGCTTGATCAATATGAGATTGATGTTCAAGAAGTTGACGGTGTGATTTTGATCACAAAGAAAATAAATACATCAGAAAATCAAAATTCAAATAATGAGAATAAAAATCAAACTCAGGATTATTCAAAAAATGAAAAGAAAAAATCAGTTCCTTCTGATTGTGTTTATACATACAAACCTGTTTTCGCTAGGGCTGTTGATCTTCAAAAGAGCATAACTCAGATATTGCAAAACGATTTATCAAAAGTAATAACATCAGAACAATCGAATCAAATTATAATTAGGTCAACGGAAAAAGAGAAACGAATGATAATTAAACTTTTGCATGAATTAGACGAAAAGCAAAAGCAGATTTATGTTGATGTAACTTTAGCGGAAGTATCATTGACAGGTGATCTTTCTATAGGTTTTGACGGCTTTTTAAATACTAATTTAATAGGTATTAAGGCCGGTGCTGTTATAAATAACGGCTTTGGTTTGACTGGTTCTCTAATGATATCCGACTGGTTGAATTTAATATTGCAAATGGGTGAAAAGAGGGGACTTATCAAGATAAAATCAAATCCTTATTTGGTTATCGCAGACGGTTCAAGTTCATCAATCGAGATCGGTTCAGAATACCCTGTTTTGTCGTCAGAACAGGCTACAGGGCAAACTTCTGTATTATCGGCTATCAGTTACCGCAAAACAGGAATAATTCTCGATTTGAGGCCAATTATAAGCGGTAATCAGATACATTTATCTGCAAGTGTGGAAATGTCCGAAGGGCAGAAGAATGAAATATCTAATATTAATTCTCCGGCTATTCTTAGCCGTAAGATAAAATTTGATGTTCTTATGGAATCAGATCAAAGCTTGATCGTTGGTGGTTTAATTTCATCAACGCAAAATAAGACAGATAATTATTTTTTATCTTCGGTTCAAACCGGGAAATCTGAAACATCTAATAGAAGTGAAATTATTTTGATTGTTCACGTTCAGATCATGCCGGAAAAAGATGTAGAAAATTGGTTCGATATACTGTTTAAAAAATATGAAAATCAGAAGGTAGTTATAAAATGATCACTTTATATAGTGGCATTCCCGGTTCTGGCAAGACTTATAAGATGGTTAATGATCTTGATGAAGCGAAAGAAAAATATTTTATCATACATAATATAGACGGTCTTAAAGAAGGATATTTGACAAAAGATCAGGGTTTCAATTTCATTCAATACGTTGAAGAAATTAAAAAAGATAATCCTGATTTTGATGTAGTGACATTTTTTTCAAAAGATTATCAAAGCGAATTAACGCTTGCTATCCGGGAGAAATATAAAAAAAATACTTTAATCATAATAGATGAGGCTCAGGAATGGTTTGACCATAATAAAAAACAGCTTAAAATGTGGCTTTCTTTTCATCGTCATTTAAATCAAGATATTTGGCTTGTCGCTCATAAGGCTACAAATATTCCTTCAATTTATAGATCATTTGTTGAAGTCGAATATAGGGCTAAAACTGGTTCAATTCTATGTATACCGGGCTTTTTTATGTATAATAGAATTGTTGGCGGTGAAAGAATTGGTTATAAATTTGTCCGTAAGAAACAAGCTATATTTGATATTTATAAATCGACACATGAAGGTTTTGAAAAAAAACGACCGTCAATGTTAATCCCGGCAATATTGATTTTATGCGTTGCTGGAGTATCTTATTTTTACATTATTCCTCAAAGAGTAATTGGAAAGAATATTAAAAAAGGTGAGAAAATCGAAAGTAAAAATTTATCAAATTCAGAAGGGCAGGGTGTTCAAAGTGATTCAGAAGAAAAATATAGATTTGCTGGAAAAGTAGGTACTCAATATCTTATTGAAGATTTAAAAACAAATAAAGTAATAACGATTTCAGAAATGCCGGGGCGTAAAATGATTATCTTAGCCGAAAACGAATTTTTAAAATTATATGATGTTGAAACAAAAAAGTATTTAATGTTGCGATCTTATTATTCATCAGTTCAAGTTCCGGATTTATCGCTAAAAGTAAGTAAAATAAAATAG